GTAATGTAGAGCTTTGCAAAGCTTTAATTGATCATGGAGCAAATATTGACTTTAGATGTGCTAATACGGGAAATACTCCTTTAATAGTAGCAGTAAAAACAGGAGCTTATAGAGTTGTTGAATATTTATTAACTAAAAAGCCAAACTTAGCAACTCAAGATAATTCTGGTAACACTGCTTTAATGACGGCATGCCAAAATAATAATATAGATTGTATAAAACTTTTTATACAGAATGGCGCTAATCCTGAGACTCAGATAAACGGTGAACCGTTAATATGTTGGGCTGCTATCAATGATCATACCGATATAGCAAAAGAGCTACTCATTAAAGGTGCAAATCCTAACATTCCTGCTAGCAATAATGACACAGCTTTAAATTGGGCTGCGCATAACGGTAATGTAGAGCTTTGCAAAGCTTTAATTGATCATGGAGCAAATATTGACTTTAGATGTGCTAATACGGGAAATACTCCTTTAATAGTAGCAGTAAAAAGAGGAGCTTGTGGAGTTGTTGAATATTTATTAACTAAAAAGCCAAATTTGGGAATTGTAGATAATTTTGGTAACACTGCTCTAATGACTGCACTTCATAGTCATAATATATATTGTATAAAACTTCTTATAGAGAATGGTATTGACCCTAATACACAAGTAAATGGTGACCCACTATTATGCTGGGCTCTTAAACAAGGTTATACCGATATAGCAGAAGTGCTTGTCGCTAATGGCGCAGATGTTCATGCTAGGGATAACGATAATAATACTGCTTTAAGTCTGGCTTTAAAACATTCTAATACTAGAATGGTAGCTAAGTTATTAATGCATGGAGCTATAGATTATCATCTCCCTTCTATTTACACTTGGATCGCACCTGTCTCTCCTGAACTAGCAGCTTTAGAAAAAGTTAAAAGTAATATTGAAAAGAAATTTGCCGAGAATGCAACTAAAGCCCTGCAGAAAGCCGAAGAAAATCCAGATAACTTTTCGCTAAGCCAAGAATTTGCAAAATTATTACCTAAAAAAGATTTACAAAAGGTAGAAGAATTGTTTAAAGAGAAAGCGAAAACTTTAGCTTGTTACGGTCCATCTTGGAAAAATTATCTTAAATCCTATATTCTTTTTACTGATCCGAAAGAATTAGACAGAAAGGATTTTATTACTGGTTTAAAGAGAAAGCCAGAGGTGCAAGAGGAATTGAAAACGAAATATCAGGATAAAGTAAAAAAATACCGAGAAAGTGGAAGCTTAAATAAATAAAATTCTTGAAATGGCTGATAATAGTTTATGGGTGCTCTTCAATCATCATTTACTCCATAGCTAAGATCCTGGTGTCAAGCACCAGGATGACTCATACTTAACTATAATACTACAAAAGGAATCTCTAGACATGGCAAATATATATAGAGGTGAGGTAGCATTAAACATAGGTAACAAAACCTATATTATGCGGCCAAGTTTCCATACTATATGTAGTATAGAGGGGAGGCTTAAGAAGTCTGTAGTAACACTAATAAAACAAACTGTTACAAAAGGACTGCTTGCTAGCGATATATCTGCAATTTTACAATCAACTACTGATTTAAATATAAATAGCATTAAAATAGACGAGGTTTATCCAGCCGTATATCAATTCCTTTTAAATGCTTTATGTATAAGCGAAGAGGAGATAATAGATTTAGACGAGGTAAATTGGTTAGAAATGCTCCAAATTGCTGTTAGAAACCTGAATATTCCACCTCAAAGCTTTTGGGATATGACTATGCCTGAATATAGAGCTATTTTAAACAGTTACTTAACGACTACTCCTAACTCTTTACCCATAACTAGAGAAGAATTGGCTAAAATGCTTGAAAACTATCCTGATCTATTAAAGTAGTTAATATTTTAACTTAAAACTTGACATTTTAGAAATGTTAGTGTATAAATACGTTAACTAAAAATTAATAATTTAACTATTTAGTGGCGTATATGAGAATTATCTTTGCTATCATTCTTTTAATAAGTTTAATCATTACAGATCAGGCTTTGGCTTTAGAAGTTACTTTTGAGACTTTACAAAATAAAGAAGAAGTAATCGCATTATTATTAAAAGATGAAGGGATTGGGAATATCGATTTAAAAGAAATAAATTGGAATGATATTGATTTTGAATGTATTCAAGATGTTGGTAGCGCAAATCAAATCCAATATAACCAATGTAGATATAAATATGCTTTAGCAGTAAATAATTACAATAACGATGCAGTAAGTTGTAAAGGTTATAAAGGTTATATTAGCACACGCGGACGTGATGCATTATTCCGTAGATGTATGAAGCAGGAAGGCTGGAATAATCCTTATAAATGGAAAGCTGGTAAAAAAGAATTTCAAACTGAAGTAAAGCATGTAATTTATAATAATTAAATCAAATTATTTAAGTTGTACTTAAAGCCCTAGTTAGAAATAGCTAGGGCTTTTTTTATTATAAGGAATCAGGATATGAAACATAACTCTTTGCGTAAGAATAAGAGAAGTAATGCTAGAGCTAACTACACCTTAGAGAGAGCATTAAAAGAAGAGAGAAGATTGCTTGAAAAATATGGTAAAGAAAATGACGAGATGTTTATTAAAATGAATAGTAAACGTAACGCAAATTTTGAAAGATATTTTAATGAAGAATTTAAAGCTTTTAAGCGTAATCTTAAGCAAATATCCTCGATGGTAAATACGAATAGTTCAGTAAATACCTCTCATGATTTAATAGAATATATAACCCAAGCTTTAACAAATAACTTGACTGTAAGAAGAGCTTCAACTTCACCCAGTATGACAAAAAATAATTTCAGACTTAGCAATAGCCAAATAGCAAACGAGCTCTTGAAAGTGTTAAGCGTAGGTTATCATAATCTCTAAATACTCTGCGTCTTTTAAGTTTTGTGTCGGTACAATCCATTTAATTAATATATTTCTTAATTAATTCAAAGTTAATATCTTGTATATATGATTGTGAAAGGATTAACTGTATAAAAGATAAAAAATGTCGACTAAAAATATCATTAAAGTCACCCAGAAAGATTTAGATCGTTACGTTAAATGGAAAGAGAATGCGAATACGGAACATGATCTAATAAAATTGTTAGATACCTTTGAGAAATATAGCAAAGTACAAAATAATTATAATCCTTTCTGCGCTGATGTAACTGTAGTAATGAGTGGAGAACGTTTAAAAAACTCATTTATATTACTAAAAGAATATAAAAACGTAGACTTCACAGGAATTGAGATGGAAAACATTCGTGTTGAAAATATTAAATTTACTAACTGTAAGTTTTCTAATTGTAATATTAATAAAATGATTATGACGGATTGTCATTTAGAAAATTGTGAATTTAATAAAACCATTTTAGATAATAGCCTAATGGAAGTATGTAATATAAAAGAGTGTAAATTTATTGGAGCTAGTCTAAATAATGTAGTGATTACTGGGAGGGGAATTTTACAGCAATTAAAAAAAGACATGGTAGGGTTAGTCAAATGCACAGTTGTAGAGCTTAGTTTAGAATTTATCACGTCTATGGCTTCTATGTCCTTAGAGCTTGGTGGTTTGGGAGCATTTTTATTGTTACCTTGTATAATTATTATCAGTGTTCTAATGCTAGCTTGTTATTTCTTATTAATTTTAATAATGCTAGCAGTTATCGGAATTAAATATCTAATAAACAATCTTAATAAAGAGACTAAAATTGATAAGTGTGATTTTAGTAGAACAAGAATGGATCATTGTAGTATCAGTAGAACTATAGTTACAAATTCAAGTTTTAAAGACGCTCATATATATGAAAGTAAAATAGATGAAAAAAGCTCTAATTTTTTAAATGCGTTAAGTAAAGAAAAAGAGCTTTAAGGAGAATGTTACTCATTTTAGCTTAGCATATAAATAAAAATTGATAGTCAAATATATAAAGAAAAAGCCGGTTTATCAATATGATAAGACGGCTTTTTTACTTTTAGATTATCATTGCTTTAATCTTAATAGGTTTGAAAAGTCGATTTTAACCAAGAAGTCGGCCTCTCCAACCCATTAACTAAATTTTTCTTAAGGAGGAAAATATGAGAAAAACAAAAAAATCAAATAATATAGAAAATTTCCCTGCTAATGATATGCCGAAGCAGGAAAACCAGAATAACCAACCGCAAAATGAGGAAACTAATATGGCACAAAAAATAGATTGTTTGAACATTGGATTAGCAACGGAGGTTAAAGAGCAATTAGAACCTTCATTCCAGCAAGTTAATTCTGCTGCTCTAAATGCTGTCCAAGGCATTAAATCTGAGCTTCAATCTTTAAAAGATAAGGCAGACAAGAATAATATAGAAAGTTTAGTATCTAAAAAGCAATTTGAAAAATTCGTTGAGGATTTAAATAATCAATTATTCTCTATAAAAGAAGAAATTAAATTCGTGAAAGTGAATATAGATAAAATTGATCAATCAAAATTTGCAACTAAATCTCAAATGGATTCTCTGCTTTCTCAACTAACTGGGTTAATTCAAAGTACTAGCCAAGTGATAAAGAATGAGCTTAATTACTTACAGCATGATGTTGAGAAAATTGAAATGAGAATGGTAATTAAGCTAGGAGCAATGATTACGACTGTTGCTGGAATTGCTGCTACAATATTTAAGCTATTGTAACTCTTTACTTTCCTTTGATTGCCAATTATCAGGGTCTGCCCAACCTTTGTCTGTCATGCATTGGCTAATATAAGTTCTTCTTGCTTCAATAAGTTCGCTTTTACTATATGAAGGTTCGGTTTTAGTAATAAACCGTGCTGTCCCTTTCATATCCAATTGAACTTTTTTATCAATTAGTTTCTTTTTATTTAGCAATTCATCTGGATATTTAGATTCAGCTTCGAGAGAACAAAGGTTCAGACCATGATAATAATCATCGAATTTTAACGCAGTGTTATACTTACATTTGTTTAAATCATCTTTGCTGGAGCTTCCAATGTTAAAGCGGCAATAATTATCGATCTTTAACCAATCTTCAGCACCAATCTCAATACATTCATTTCTTAAACGAATTTTTACATCTTCCCAATCAGTTATGTTGTCATGAAACTCCTTCTCAGAAAATGCATAACTATTATTGTAAGCGATTAAAAAGATTAAAAAAGTTTTAATAAGTATACGCATAACTAGCTTCCTATACTTATACAATTTGTTAACAATCATTGATTAAATAATACCAAATTTTTTACATAAATGTAAGTTTATTTTTTAGAGAAAAGGAAAATATATGATCGAAAATAGTGATATCCCTTATATTTCTCTTTCAGAGGCAAAGCAATATTTGCGAATTAACAGCCATGAAGATGATAAATTAATACTGGCTATGATTAAAGCGGTGGAAGAATTTGCAAATTCTTATTTATCTCTAAAGGATAAAGAAATTTCCTCGTCTATAAAGCAGGCAATGCTGATTCACTTAGCTAGTCTTTATGATAACAGATGGGGTAATGGCAAGATTCCATCTGCAACCCTTGCTCTTTATCAACCATATAGGAAAATACGAGTATAGAGAATGCAAACTATTCGTAATAATTTTTCAAGTAAGCTTCGTAACTTAATAGAGATACAGGAATTAATATCCGAAAAAGATAAGAATGGAGAAATAATCCATAGTTGGAAAGAAAAGGCTAAAGTTTATGCGTATGTTAAAGCAATTGAAGGAAAAACCTATATTGGGGAGTCATTCGAATATGCGCAAGTAGTGCCTAATACTCTATATAAATTTGCGGTTAGATATATGGTAGGTATAACAACGGCAATGCGTATTATTTATAATAATAAATGCTTCAATATACGGAAAATAATCAATGAAGATGAGTTAAATGTAGCACTTATTATTATTGCTGAAGAAGGAGATATAGGATGAGTTTTGATATAATTTGGCAGCTACGTAAAACTATTTACACAGTTCTTGAAAGTGATAATGAATTAGCTGGAATGGTGAAGGGTATATATGACTATGTACCGCAAAACACGGCTTTTCCTTATATTTATTTAGGTAAAGTCTCAATTAATGATTGGTCTACTAAAACTACAAATGGCTATGAAGTATTAAGTGAAATTAACATTTATACTAATACTAAAGGAAGTAAACTTGCTTTTGAGATAATTGGTAAGGTTAACCAACTTCTTCATAACCAAGAATTTAGGTTTAATAACGACAGAATTATCTCCACAGAATTCCTTGAAGCTGAGATTGAGCAAATAGATGAGCATGCCTATCATGTAAAGAGTAAATTTCAAAGTTTAATTATGGAGCAATAGAATGAGAGCTCAAAAAGGATCATTAGTACTTTTAAAGCTGAAGCAAAATGACAAATTTGTGGCGATAGGAGGTATGAGAACTACTAAATTTATTTTAAATAATAAGCTTATAGATGCCTCAAATATTGAGAGTGGTACTTGGAGGGAATTATTAGAAGGTAGTGGAATAAGTTTCGTAACCATTACTGGAGAGGGGATATTTACGAATAGTGAGTCAGAACAAATTTTTAAAACTTGTGCTTTTAATAATGAAATAAAGGAATATGAGTTAATTTTTGGTAACGGAGAACGTTTAATAGGAAAATTTCACATTTCTTCATATGAAAGGAGCGGTAATCACGGCGAAGAAGAAACTTATTCCTTAATGCTCGAAAGTACGGGCCCAATAAAATTTAATTAGTTAACTTATTATTAATTGTCTTCATGATATAATTTAAAATGTTAATAAGAATTAAATTATATATGGAGCCTAAATGCCGATAGATCCATTTTCACCGGAATATGCAAAAGTAGTAGAATTAGGAGCGGTCTTACGTAAAAGAGGTTTTAGTACTATTGATGATCAAAGAATAGCAATTGATGTTGGTGCAACGGTTGCTTTCGAAAAAACTCATAATTTAAGTATAGAGCAAGAAATAGCAAAGCAGCCTTCAAATGATGTTGGAATTGCAAAGAGTGAGCCTGAGCATGCGAGAGAGAGTAAGGTAGAATTACAAGGTGGGAAACAGATGAGCCCATCTTTGACTAAAGACCTTCAACAACATTATGGTAAAACCGCAAAACAATTACGTCATATTGCTAAAGTTGCAGGTCAAGATATCGACAAAAAAGATAGCGAAATAGATCCTAAAGAAAAAGAAGGGTTAAAAAATACAATTGATGCTGCTAATAAGGCAGCAAAAGTATTGCAGCTTCGTACCAGTATGAAGCAGGACCGTATGATGCAAGAAATGAAGAGAATTGCTGAAGAAAAGCAAAAGATAAAAGACGAGATGGAGGAAGAAAAGA